CGCACTTGTGAAAATAAACAAGTATTTCGGATTTGAAATTGTTGCCAATTCTAAGCCGGTAAATATTAAATTATTGTCAATGCCTTTGTATATATGCAACATGTTATTAAAATTAAAATGCCCTACTTACACAAAGTAGGTAGGGCATAATTAAGTACTACTATGGTAAAATTACCCAGCAGTCTCAAGAGCCAATCCTACTGCATTGGACACTTGTAAAAAATCATCTTTTTCAACACCAGTCAATGTGATGTTGTAGCCGTTACGATCGCCGGCAGCAGTACCAGATCCACTTTCAGTAGATGCTAAGTAAAGGCCATTTGCTTGTCCGTACATTCTATAAACTCCATCCATATCTAAAGTAACTGCAACTAGCTTATTTTTAGCTAATGTTCTCACAATGTTTGCAGTTGTAGAATCTCTTTTGTTAAGAGGGAATACTACTTGATGAGTATAGAATACTGATCCGTTTTCCTCGGATGCAGTTGCATTTGAACTTGTATTTGCGGTCGCTCTTGGCACCTCAAACTTGTAAAAACGTTTTCCAGCTACTTTAGTAATGCCGGTAACTAAACCGCTTACTTCCGTAACGCCAGAAATATTGCCGAACTCGGCTAAAAATACGGCTTGTAAGCCTCCGATATTTTCGCGGCAGTCGATTACGAAACCGCTAGTGATTGCGCATGGCATAGTAAAAAAGTTTAAAAAAAAGGCGGCGTTTATTGCACCGCCTTTCTTTGGTTATTTATTTAATTAGATTGCTGACTTAAACTTAACACATAAAGTTGTGTAAGCTACGTTCACACCTAATTTGAAAGCTACTCTGTAACGAACTTCATTGTTATCTTTAGAGTACCAGATCATGTAGTTTTCCTCTTCTGCTTCTAAGTCAAACGCCATTGCGATGTTAGACAAAGTTGTTGCGTAGATGTCACCAGTACCATTTAAACCATTAACCGCTACTAATTCAACATTTGTACCCGGGATAATAAAAGTTTGATTTGCATCACCATCTACTTTGTAGTTGTAAAGGTTTAATGCTTGATAAGCTAAAACTGCTAATCTGTAAACATCATTACCTACCATCACTTTTAAATCTTCTGCATCAATGATTTCAACTGGGATAGCTTTGTAAACTGCATTCAATACGCTTACTACGTTAGCAGCAGTGATTGTTGCAATAGGGCCACCAGATACATAACCAGATACGTTTGCGTCAACTGGAGAACCAGCATCGATCAACTTAATAAGGCCATCAAATGGAGAAAGATTCGGGTTGCTACTAGCAGTATTTCCTTGCCAGATTCCAACTTCTAATTGCTTAGCGATCATCTTATTCTTTTGCTCTGTGAACTTAGTTTGAAACTCTGCCCATCCGAAATCTTCATAAGTAGATCCAGCTTTTAAAGCTTCTTGAGAGAAATAAGCTTCAAAATCTTTAGGACAGATTGTCTCTTCGATTTTGATCTTACCAACTACTACCTCAGCTTGAGACAAAGTAGTTGTACCACTTGGATTCCATCCGCAAGAATCTGTTTGGAAATTTGCGTTTGTAGCCAATTTAGGTACTTTAACGCTTGATTTTGTTTTAGGTAATAAGATACCACCAGCCTTGATGTAAGACTGAGTCTTTGCAGAGAAAACTGCTTCTGTTAACAATGGAGCAATCTCTTGTTTAGTGTATGCTGCAATGCTTGAAAATGCTAATGCCATTTTATTTAATTTTTAGTTATGAACAAATTGATTTTGAAAATTTATCAAACTCTGCTTTAGCATCTGTTTTAGCTTCTGCAAAGTTGTTGCTTGTTTTAACACCAGCGTCAGGTGCTGACTGAGGCGCTTCAACCAACATCTTGCTGATCTGCATTAAGCCTTCAATCACTTTGTTTGCTTGGCCTAATTTAGCCTCATATTGTGCAAACTTGTTTTCGTATGCGCTGAATTTTTCATTCGTTGCAGATTCAAAAGCAGCAAATTTTGCGCTCATATCTTCAACTTCTGGTACTTCAACTTCTACTGATACCTCGTCTTGTTTCTTTGGTTTGATTTCCATGATCGCTCCATTATCGCCTAAAACGATAACATCACCGCTTTCAAGTTCATGCTCACCTACTGGTGCTGGTACTCCAGCAATTGTTACAATGCCACCAACTGCTAACTCAGTAACTTCAACAATAGTGCCGTCTTTCAACTTAGCTTCCATCATCTTAACTTCTGCTTTAGGCTCGCCGCTTGGCATTGGCATATCTTCATTGTTCACTAATTCAGCGAAAAACAAAGATACTTTCTCTAGAATGTTTTGTGCGTCTTTCATACTTTATATATATTATTTAATTGATAAAGGTACTTTTAATAACTCCGCCAACTCTGCAAGCTTTTGCTCTGCATAGGTTGGCTTCTTTTTTTCTATTGGATACTCAAAAAATCCCTCAACTGAAAATCCTTTTACTTTGCCTTGTTTTATAAGCTGCCATGCTTGTTCATTCTCAACATAAAAGCTACCAAACCAACTGCCATCTTTTGCATCTTCAAATCCTTTCATTGGTTGTATGCCACGCTCTTTGTCAACTATAAATGATTCAAACATAATTAAACCATCCAAAGTCATTGACTTGTCATGCATCAAATTAACTTTGTCTTGATACCCTTTTTTGCTAAACTTGATCGCAATATCTTTAATTGTGTCTGCTGGGAATGTCACAAAATGCTCGCCAAACTTTTTATTGTTGCGATATATTGGCTTATCTGCTAGCATGATCGGGCCAGATATGATATGCTTATCTTCATCTTGGATTGCAAAATTTAACTTTGGCTTATCATTTGCAAAGTGTTGATCCCAGATTGAATTGCAAATTGCAACTGCTTGCTCACTATCTTTACCTTCATTGATCACATAGCTAATACATCTAGGCAAAAACTCATCTTGTCTTTCGCCTTTACTTGGATCAATAAAATCTTGACTAAAAGCTACAAAGTCACGCTGAATTGCTGGCTTATCTACAAGAGCAATAAATGATACCTCAGCATCATCTTGTAGATCCTCTTGTATTCTTAATTCGTATATAGGTAAGTTCATACTTAATAAATATTTTTAATGCCGTTTAGGTACTTTTAGCTGATCCTAGCGGCTCTGTTTAATCTTGTGATCCTTTCTTGATTGCCGCTTATGTCACTTTCTATAACATACGCTCTTGCAGCCATGTTACCCATTTGGTTTACTTGTGCTTGATTTAAGGTTGTTGTTGACGCGCTTGGCATTAATGGTGCAGATGGTGATATTGATACATTGTTATTGCTATCACCACCACCGCCAACACTACCAGATGATACTGATTTTTTACTTGCTAAGATTGCTGCTATTTGTGCAGCACCAGCAACACCGGCTGCAATAACTTGTGCTGCCGTGTTTGTTTTAGATATTGCTTTACCAGCAATTGCCGATCCTACTGCTGCTTTACCAGATAATATCTGGCCGGCTGCTAGACCTTTTCCGATTGTTGCATTACCGGCTGCAATAGCTTTATTGTATTCTGCTTGTTGCTGCTTGCCACTTAGTAAAATTGATCCTATTGATGCAGCAGTAGATATTGCAACTTGAGCAATACCAAAAGCCTTGGCCAAGTCGCTGCCATCTTTTAAAGCGCCACTAAGATTCCCAATGGTGTTGGCAATGCTAGTTCCTAAATTTACCCAGCTTTGTTGAATTGCTATATTTGTTGCAAAAGTTGTATCTTCTCTTGTTTGATCTAATTCTTTTATTTTTACAAGCTGATCATTATAAAATTTATCAAAGGTTTTTTGAGCCTCTAATAATTCCTCAGCGCGTTTTTTTGCTTTCTCCTTTCTTTCATCATCAATTTCAATAAGTCTTTGTTGCAAAGCGGTGTCAAAATCTTCATAAGCCTTAGCATCTGCTTTTGCTTTCTCCAGTCTTGCTTTCTCTTCTGCGTCTCTTTTTTCTTTTGCTGCTTTTCTTTCGGCTGCTGCCTTTTCATTTGCTGCTTTTTGATCAGCTAATCTTTTAGCTTGCTCTGCCTTTTCGGTGTCTGTTAATTCTTTAGCGCCAGCAATAAATCCTTTGTTTGCTTGTTCATATCTGGTACCAAATTCTGTGACAGATTTTTTAGCATCATCCCATGCACCGGCAAAATCACCACTTATAAACTTTTTAACTGCCGATCCAACCATGCCAATCCCTTGCAAGAATGAACTCAAAGCAGAATAAGCCACTCTAAATGCATCTGCGACATAAGGCAATGCCTTAGTTGCTAGATTAATAAAGCCATCTATTATAGGCTGCATGGCTCCTAAAATGCCATTTAAGATCCTACCAAACTGAGTCATAATAGGCTCAAGTTTTTTCATTGCATCTTCATTCTTTGCAAATGCAGCAGCAAGACCAGCTACCAACGCAACAAGCAATCCAATCCCACTCGCTTTTAATGCAGCACCCCATGAAGATGTTGCAATCTCTAATTGCCTTATGCCCTTTCCAAGCATACCAACTGGGCCGTCTGCATTCTCTAATGCACCAGCAAAGTCATTCGCACCAGCTTTCGCATTTTCTAGACCATCCTCAACATCTCTAATTTGTGCAGATAACTTTTTAAATTCATCCGATCCGGCGGCAGTTTCTTTTAATTGCTTTTTAAGTTCTTTCAATTCCTTAACCGATCCGGCAGCAGCTTTTGTTGTGCCGTTTAAATGACCTTGCAATTCATCAATCTCTTTGTTTAATCTGTTAAACTCTTGAGATCCAAACTCTGCATTTTCAAGATCATCTTTTAAACCTTTTAAGTCTGTCCTTAAATCCTTTAAAGTCTTACCCGAATACTTAGTATTTATTTGTATCTCGGCCGCAATTGTTGTGTTTTTACTTGCCATGCTTTATTATTTTAAACAAGTGTTTTGTGCAACTTGTCTTATTAGGTTAGTATAATTAAATGATCCAAAGGTCTCATTGTACTCAGTATTCATCACATCTTCATAAGGCAATTTATCTGTGTAAGCGCCTTTGTAAAATATATTATGATTTTTTCCGATGTCATAAGTGACACCAGAATTGTGAAAAATATCGCACTTGCTCCATTTTTCAATCGGATCAGTACCCCAGCAAAAATCAAGCCTATCTGTAATTTTTACATCAAGATCATGATACCAACAATTCCAAAGCATACCCCACATGCCGGCAGTAAACTGCTGGATGCCGTAATAGCTAGGATTCTTTTGCACTCTTAATGGCTCACTCTTTTGGAAATAATCAAATAAAGCCACACTATCGCTCTCAACTTTTTGCCAGAATTTATAGTCAGTATTTTTAAAAATATATTGAGATCCGCCGCTATGCAATCTGTGCTTTATTGGTATGCTATAATCTAAGCCAACAATGTCGCACATATCTTCATAAAGGTCTTGACCTTTCTCTAGAATATAATCACTCCAAATAAAGCCTTTTGAGTCGCTAACATAGCAACTATCATCTTGCTCAAGATCGCTAAAATCTACCGGCTTTGTGAATATCATATCGCAATCATGCAGAAATACATTTTCCATCTGCAAATAAGGATAAGCTTGATAGTGCTGCTTGACTGCATTCATGATCACACTAGGGATGTAAGTAGGCATAACACGAGTATCCTTGTACTCAAAAAAAGCTATTGTGTTAAATTTCTCTTTTAATCTTTCATACATAGCAGTAGTCTCTGGCCAGTTAGTTTTATCGTTTTGATCTTTACTAACAGATAACAAGACATGTATCTTATCATCTGGTATGCCCACCGACTTAAAGTTGGTGAGCATAACTTCTAAATGCCATGCGTAATAAACTATCTTAGGTTGCGTGCAAATGTATATCATATTGTTTTTTTTATTAGCATGATCCGTCAAACATTTGGATTGATAATGTACCGCCGTCGCTTACAACTTGTCCAGCAAAGGATCTACTTGTTGACGTTGCACTAATACAAGTAAGATTAGAATCAGTATCTATAACCTCAACAGAATCGTTGCTTATATTTGTGTAAGATACAACTATGGTTTTAGATGCACCGGTTTCAGTTGTTGTAGCACTTGCGCCGTCACCCGCTACTATTGGGAATGTTGCTCCGTCTACTTGCACTCCGCCAACAGTTATATTTGTAATGTCAGTACCAGCCGTGTTGTTAGCAATATCAACAAAAGCATAACCTAAAGTAGTTGTAGTAGTTGTTGTACTTGTAGTTGTTGTAGTTGCAGCCGTTGTTGTAGTAGTTGTTGTACTTGTTGTTGTTGTAGGCGCAGCCGTTGTAGTTGTTGTAGTTGTACTAGTTGTTGTTGTAGTAGTAGTAACACAATTTACAACCGCTCCGGAGCTTACACCTTTATTTCCTAGATCATCCATAATTGCCACATAATATGTTGCATTTGCAAGCATATTATATGTATATTCAGTAGCACCTCCTAAAAAGTCTCTAGTTGCTGAATTGTCTAATCTGCTAAGCGCATCACTACTTGAACTAGAACTTATTGCAATGTACTCAAAACTTTCTGTACCGCCACTAAATCCATTAGCAGTAACAGTTCCGGTTCCTTCTCCACCAGTACAACCTGGACTAACACTTAATGTAATTGCAGCATAAGTTGTTGTAGTAGTTGTTGTACTAGTTGTTGTAGTAGTTGTTGTTGGCGGAGCCGTTGTTGTAGTAGTTGTTGTACTAGTTGTTGTTGTAGGCGGAGCAGTTGTAGTAGTAGTTGTTGTACTAGTAGTTGTTGTTGTTGGCGGAGCCGTTGTTGTAGTAGTTGTTGTACTAGTTGTTGTTGTAGTTGTTGTTGTAGTAACATCTGGGCATGTTTGACATGTCTCTTCTGTCCATACTGCTACAAATTGACCGCCTTCAATAATAATAGTAAATCCTCTGCTAGTACCAGTACAAGCGCTTAACCAGAAATTGCCAGTGATTGTACCATTTGCAATTAAAGTACTTGTTAATTTAGTCGCAGTGCAAAGTGTACCACCACCAGCTAAAATAGTAAATGTTTCAACTGGACGCTCTGGATTTGGACATACTACATTACATACATCATAAGCACTTGTCATGCTATAAGATGCATTAAAAGTAGCTAAAGTTGTAGTAGTAGTTGTAGTACTTGTTGTAGTAGTTGTTGTTGTTGTAGATGGTACAAAATCAGTACCAACTGCATCAATCACTCTAAGCAAATCAACCTTTGTAGTATCATTGTTTTCTGGACTATAATCGTACACTTTTATAAGTCTATAAAGTCCGCCATCAATAAAATAATACTTTGCAAAATCTATATTAAAAATGTCTATTTCCGTTAAATCAAAAAAGCCGGTTAATAAACGGCTATCTTTTTCAGTAATTTCGTACATGTACGGCGAATAGTAAACATTGAATAAGTTGTAGCTTAAGTCACCACTTGTCAAATTAAAAAACAATTGTTGAGGCGCTCCAAAGTTAATGTCAATAGTTGGCGTTGTTGGATTGTTTAAATGCCCAGCAAATAAATACGCAGTGTTTGATCCTAAGTTAGTTGCTCCGTTTAAGATGCTCCAACTTGTAATGCTGCTAATTTTGTTAATCTGCATAATACGCAAAATATGATCCATAGGATCCTCTTTGTTATTATTGTCCGATTTTTTGTAAA